GTAGCAGTAGTCAGCGAAGGCGATTTTCTTCTCCGCGTTGGTCATCGCGGGCAGCGCCACCCCCATTGCCGCACTTGCGGAGGCTTGGTTCGCGATCATCCAGTCCTCGACCGCCTGAAACACGGCGTTTAGCTGCGGCTTTGAGTAAACCGTCGGCATGGTTTCGTGGTACAGTCGACGGAGACGCTCCAGCTGCGATTGGGTGAGGGTAGCCATTAGCTGTGCGCGATCTGATAGATGCCCGTCGCGTTCCAGACCACCGTTAACGTGTTCGGGGCGGTGGTAGCTGGGACGTCTGAGCCATTGTTGTCGATGCAACAGATCAACGGTTTCACTACGCTGTTCAGTGTGGCGTTGATGTAAACCACGGCGAAGCGGAAGGCTGCGATCCCGCCCCCGCTCGCCGTCCAGGTTACGTCGTTGCCGTCCAAGTTCGATACGGTTGAGGACTGGACGAAGCTCAAGCCCGCTATAGCCTGCCCGCCCAGCGTATACCCGCCCGTGGTAGTGAGTTCGTTGGTTAGATCGGCGTAGACGTTATGCGAGGCGCTGAACGTATACGTCGAAGTTAGCAACGCGACAGTGAGGGCTTGGGAAGCAATCGAGACTTGCGGGCTGCCCGCATTGTAGGTGCCGTTGCTCGTGTAGAGCGTGGCACGGTCGTACCACTTGAAAAGTGCCACTATTGCTCCTCGTAGAGTGAGGAACCGTCAGGCTGACGGCTCGCTCGGATTCGCTTCTTGCCCGCCGGGGGTTTCGGGGCGGTAAGATGCTGGAGAATCTGCACCAGAGCGGGGTCGGGCCCCCCGGCCGCTTTCGCCGCTTTCTCTTTCATCCCCGCCTTCTCCACTTGCATGGACCCGTTCAGCTGCAGGGTGCGCTGTTGATGCTGGGCGTCCGCAGCCATAGTTTTCTGGGTGAGGGCTTGCTCCCCCTGGAACTGCTTCTGGGCCAGCGCGTTCTCATTCGCCGCTTGCTGCTTATCCTGCTCGAGCTTCGCGGCCTGCTGCGCCATCTTAATCTCAGCGAGCGCAGCTTTCTTCTGCATCTCCAGTTCCTTCATGGCGAATTTCTTCTCCATGTCGAATTCCTTCCTCTCCATCTCCAATGCCATCGAGTCTTCCTGGAGCTTCTGCTGGGCTTGGAGAGTCTTCGGGTCGGTACCCTGCTGGGCCATCTGGGCTTCGTGGTCCAGTTGCATCTTCGCGACCTGGATCTTCGGGTCGGGAGGGGGAGGGGGCAACTGGTCGGGCATCTCGCTGATCGCGGTTTCCACCTCAGTTCCAAAGCGGAAACGCTTCATCGCGCCCTTCAGGATCGATTTGAAAGCGGGCATGGTCATAGCGCCCGACTGGACCGCGGGGAAGGTTTGCTGCATGATCTGCGCCAGGGCCTGCATCATCTCGCCCGCCGCTTGACGATCCTCTACGGCTTCAGGGTCGATGGTGGAGTTGGTTTCGATATCGACTTTGTACGCGCGGGTCACGTCGTTCTTGAGAACCGCGAGTACGTCCCCCCAGGAGGGCTGCGAGACCTGCTGGGAGAGCTGTTGAATCTGCTGTGCAAGGGGATCGGGTGGAGGGGGAGGGGCTGCCGAAGTCCCCTCCCCCTGCCCAGGCGCTGCCGGACCAGAAGGAGGTGGTCCAGGTGGCGGCGCCCCAGGAGCACCCGCACTCGCGGGCGGCTGCCCTTCCATACCCGGGGGAGTCTGCTGAGCTTGAGCCTGTTGTTGCTGAAGAGCCTGCAGCTGGGCGGTCGCCTGCTGCTTCTCTTGACTCGTCATCAAGCCCATCCCGGTCATTTGCTTGAACGTCTCCTCGCTGAAGTGCTCGCTCGCAATCTCTGCGATGGTGCGGAAGCAGCGGCGGACGAAGTTTTGAATTTGCTTCTGGCTACGCTTGAGGCGGAGGCTGCCCCACTGGTTCTTGATGTTCTGGGCAGTGGCAGTTTCACTAGCCACACTACTGCCCCGGAGGATATCGCTGATACCCGTGATTTCATATATCACCTGCTTGACCAATTGACGCTGTTGCTGAAGCTGTTGCAGCACATTCGCCAGCGACTCGATTGGCATGAGCCAGATGGATTTGTTCAGATCGTATCCATCTTTGAACTGCCCTACGCCAGTAGCAGCGATTAGCGTGTTATCTTCCTTCGAGAGGAGCTCCTTAATCGCCCCAACGCCCTTATCGTAGAACCCCCTTACCTTGAGGGCCTCGGTGATTTTCTTGATCCTGGAGGTTAAGCGATTCAACTCCATCGCCTGCTGTTCGTAGAGGCGATAGAGGGGGATCGGAACCAGCCCGACCACTGGGTCCATCATCACCAGCGGTTCAGGGATGGAGTAGAAATCAGAGAGCTTGAGGGGGTCTTCCTCGGTTTTGATAACCGAGTCGCCGTAGCTCTCACTGAAGTAGATAATCTTCCGGGCCGACTTATGCCAGATCTCCCAGACCCGAGTGGTGTTCTCCGGACGTTTCTGGTCGTCAGCTTTCTTCGTCCCAGTCGGGTCCTTCTCATTCCCATACTTCAGCTTGCCCGCCCATCCCTTCCCAAAGCTCTTCTCGACGTCTTTCTTCGTCATGTCGAAGTAGAGTGCGACCCAGGGAACGTCAGCCCATCGCTTCGCGTAGCCATAGCGGATTTGGTCCCAAGTGATCGCCCGGGCACACACCGCTTCATACTTCACCTGAGGCATGGCCGCGGGGTTGTTCTGCCCGGCGGCTACACCCTTCTCCAGCGGTTTCGGGTCGGTGGATACCGCCGTCTTGGACTCCTGCCCGTCGATATCCCCTTCCTCGAGGGACTTCGTGCCCGTCGCCGTTACAGGCTCCTCAAGCCCAGAGATATCCGCGTCGTAGAAGAACTGAATGGCTCCCCGCCCGGGCACCAGCGAGGAGAGGGTAGCGTTCCCAAAGAGGGAATGGAGCCCTTCATACCCCTGGGTCGGGTTGTCGATGGTGAAGGAGATCACCCGCTCGAGCGCTTGCGCGGCGAGCTTCCCTACAGGGTCTTCGTCTTTGTACCGCTGGGAGACGACCGGGCGGGGGACTTCGTTGTAGACCGCGGGCGCTAGCGTCTCCGTGTTCGAGTACAGAATATTGAAGGGGATTTCATCCTTCTTCTTCCCTTCGTAAATCTCGATGATGTTCTTCCCTTCCTTGAGGAAGGCTTCCTCCCGCTTGTTGGCCGCTTGGATCTGGGCGAGCCAATACGCCACCTGGTTGTTCTTCGGGTTCGGGGCGGGGGCAAACTTAAGCGGGTCGCTCATGGGCTCTCTCAGGCAAGGGCAGCAAGTCGGCGTTCTCGCTGCCGCTCAACTAGCTCCGCAATGGTAAATTGTTCGGGGAGGTCGAGGGAAGATTGCCTCTTCTCTTCCTCGTCGGGGGCTTCAGTGTAGATCGGGCGGGACATGCAAGCGTAGCGAGTTTCATCCCCTGCGTGATCCTCGCTCTCTGTGTCAATTTCCTCCGGGTCGTCCTCTTTATGCTGGAGAACCGGGATCGTCCTGATTGAATCTTCACAGCATTCGGCGAAGTAGAGCATGGGGACGAGGACTTCATCTTGCCACCCGCCTCCGATGAGCCTGTGTCGCATCTCTACCCACCCGGGGATGCGCTGGTTGTCGGCCTTCCGCCAGAAGCAACCCTCCCCAGCCATCGTTTCCATGATGCTGGGGCCGCCCGCCCGAATGAATATCGACGGGTCAGCTACCCCGTACTCGATCTGCTCGCTGAAGAGGTGCTCGCGGGACATGATCCCTCTCGCTACGGCCTCTGGGGTCAACTTCAGCCCGATGTTTGGTTCCCCAGAAGAGCCGTACCACTCCCGGTATTTGATAAAAGCGCCAGCAGGGAATGGAGGCCTCTTTGGAACGCCCCAGCGCCCATCCCCAATGGCATACCACCCGCAGCTGAACGGTCTGTATGAGCCCCAGTCGAATGCTCGGAAACGGCCCGCGCCTTGGGGGATGTAGCGATAGGTATCGCGGGCGACCACATGAATCAAGGGGTCCCAACATTCGAAGAACGCTCCCTGGACGATGTCCCAGTTGCCCTCCAACCACGCTTTTAGGAGCTCTGGATTCCCGGCTGCGGACTGGTGCAGATTCCCAATGTAGGCGTCTGTGACTCGGGGGTTGTCATGCACCTTACTAGGAATGAAGATGCGCTCTTGGGAGATTGGCTGCTTGGTGATAGGGTGCGGGAAAGTCTCAACGAGGATTTTCCCCCCGCGTGGTGCAGGATCAATGAAACGCTTCTTAACCCATTGATGACCTGGACCTCCTGGATTTCCAGTGAGTCGAAGGCAGCAAGGTACTCCCGCACCCGAGCGCAGAGTCGCTCGCAGCTTATTAATTGGTCCAGAAGAGGGGAAGTTCGTAACTTCCTCGACGTAAACCCGAGTGTAGGAGTGTCCTTGGTATTCTTCTGCATCTTTATCCTTCTCGAGATAGCGAAACTTTAATCGAGCCCCGTTAGCCATGATCCATTCGGCCTTGGGGAGTTCAAAGTACTTAGCCCCGATGAGGGGGAAGATCTCCTTCGTGCGGGCGATCACCTCTTCGAGCTGCTTGAACGTCCGGCGGAAGAAGACCCCGATAGCCGCCCGCCCATACTTGTTCGAATGCTCGAGCCAGTCCCCAATCGAGCCCTCTGTCTTCCCACCCCCGCGGGCACCACCGTAGAAGACCTCGTAGACGGGGCATTCGATTAAGGCGGTTTGCGGGCCGGGGTTCGGGGTCCATACGACCTCTTGGCGAGCTTTCATGATCGGGAATCGGGGGCCTGGGGCCTAACCGCTCGGCAGCATTTCATGCAGCTGGATTGGGAATGTCAATTGGGATTCCTTCTTTGTACTTCTCTGCCCAGGCGGCGGAGGAGACGGCTTTTTCGGGGAGAGCGACGACGAAACTCGCGGCGACATTCACTTGGGCAGCTTTGGGGGCGCCATAGCCGAGAGCGCGGGCGGCTACATCGAGCACCTTCACCAACCCGTCGACAGGAACGTCGGTTTCGAGCTTCGTAGCGAGTTTATCGAGGGAAGCATTCACGACCGCCCGGAGACGGTCTTCAGTCTCCTGCATTATTACCGCTCCATCACGGCCTGTTTCCTCGAGCCTCTTCGCGTACATCACCTTGAAAGCGTCGGAAGAGATGATTCGGGAAATCCAAGCCTGGGTGTATCCGTAGCGGATGGCGAGTTCTGCACCGGAGACGCCGGGCTGCTGGAGCATCGTCTCGATCATATCTCGGTGGGTGTAGCTGACCTTCGCCGGGCCACCCGCGCGGTTCTCGGGCGAATCGTAAGGGCGCAAATCGTGAGCGAGCTGAGCCATCTCCCTGCGATCGTCGGCCGCTCGGCGTGTTGCACACGCTGGGAGGTCGGCGGGTAGCCCCATTTCATCATCATCATCTTCAAGAGAATTGGTCATCGTAGTCGCACGGCGTCATTTGCATGACGCTGGGTCAGGAGGCGGGAAGGTAACGGGTGGGATTGTACTCGGGCGGGCGGCAGGATGGAAGCGGGAGCCTGAGCGAGCTATCTGATCGTAAAATGATACCATTCTCCGATCGGAAAACCTCCCACTTGATCCCTCCATGTAGGAGTGGACACTTCGGCCTCCGGCCGAAGTCCGGCGCGCCCTGAGAGGCACCCGGGC